TTTCTCTCTCCGATCGACCCAAGGCCGACCATGGCAAACAAGTCAGGCACCCGTTTACGGGGCTACGGAGCCGCCCACCAACGTCTCCGACGAGTGTGGGATGTGAAAGTACAAGCCGGCGACGTTGACTGTGCGAGGTGTCACCGATGGATCGAACCTGGAACCCCATGGGATCTCGGACATGACGACCACGACAGGACGAAGTACGCCGGCCCGGAGCACCAAAAGTGCAACAGGGGCGCGCCCCACAAAGCCAAAGTCTCCCGCAGCTCACGAAACTGGTGACGTAGCCCAGGCCGTAGAGCGCGACCTCGCCCGTGCCCCGCAGCCGCTGGCCACTAGTGGACTCGCCCTCGTCATCCTCGCCTTGGCTCGTGAACTCGATGATCCGACCAACTCCGCTACCGCCAAGTCGATGGTTGGCAAAACATGGCTCGATGCCAACGACCGACTGAACGCACTGATGCCCGCCACTCAGGAGGCCGACGCTCTCGATGACCTCGCTCGTAGACGTGAGGCCCGTCGTGCAGGGGTTGCAGTTACCAAGAGTTGAGAACATCCCCCCGTACGTCACCTCATCGGGTGACGAGGCGGTCGAACTGGCCGCCATGGCTGGTCTGGATCTCGACCCCTGGCAGCAGCACGTCCTACGCAACTCCCTCGGCGAGCGTGCCGACGGCAAGTGGGCAGCGTTTGAGGTCGGACTGGTCGTCTCTCGCCAGAACGGCAAGGGCTCAATCCTCGAAGCGCGTGAACTGGCGGGCCTGTTTCTGCTCGGCGAACGTCTGATTGTCCACTCGGCGCACCGGTTCGATACCTCGCTCGAAGCGTTTCAGCGCCTGCTCAACCTCATCGAAGCAGCTCCTGAACTCTCTCGCCGGGTGAAGCGTGTCTCACGCAGCCATGGCGAGGAGGGCATCGAACTCGACAACGGCCAGCGCATCCGATTCCGCACCCGCACCGCTGGCGGTGGTCGAGGGTTCACCGCCGACTGCATCATCTTGGACGAGGCGATGGTCATCCCCGACGCCATGCTTCGGGCGCTACTGCCCACCTTGTCCGCCCGTGCGAATCCGCAGATCTGGTACACCGGCTCGGCCGTCGACCAGGAGAACGATGAGCACGGCGTCGTGCTGTCCCGCATCCGTGAACGTGGCATGTCTGGAGACGACAAAAGCCTCGCCTACTTCGAGTGGAGTGCCGAAACTCCCCTCGAAAAACTCTCGCCAGCGGTCGCAAACGACCCGATTCTGTGGGCGCAGGCCAACCCAGCCATGGGTTATCGCATCAGTTCCGAGTACATCAGCAACGAATACGCCTCAATGTACGGGGATCGGGGCTTCTGGATCGAGCGTTTAGGCGTCGGTGACTGGCCCAAGACGGCCCCTGGCGGCGTCAGAATGATCTCTACCGACGACTGGGATGCCTGCCTGGACGTGTCCAGCGTTCCGAATGACCCGGTCTGCTTCGCCTTCGACATCACACCCGACCGATCCGCTGCCTGCATCGCCGTGGCGGGCCACCGGGAGGACGGCCTACCCCATATCGAAGTGGTCGAGCACCGACGTGGCACCCGCTGGATCGGCGAGCGCCTCGAGGAGCTGAAGACTAAGCACCGGATCAAGACGATCTACTGCGATGCCTACGGGCCCGCCGGGTCGATGCTTCCCGAACTCGAGCGCCGCAGGATCGACGTGACCACGCTGAACGCCAAGGAAGTCGCCCAGGCGTGCGGCATCTTCTACGACTCCATCGCCGACAGTCACACCCTGCGCCACCTCGGCACCCCCGAGCTGAACTCCGCAGTGGCCGGCGCTATCACTCGCCCCCTCGGCGATGCCTGGGCCTGGTCCCGTAAGTCCTCATCGGTGGACATTTCGCCCCTCGTCGCCACCACCGTGGCGCTGTGGGGACTCAAAAACACCAAGACATCCAGCCCCCGCATCGTGTCACTCATCTAGGAGCCCCATGGCAAGCGTCGCTACGGTCAGTATCAGCGCCAATGTGAGCGGCGGACCCGAGGGTACGTGGTCCCTGGCACCCCCAGCGGGCGTCCGGTCCATCTCTGCAGCGGTCTATTCCGAGCAGGTCGTGACCCTGGCCGTCGGTGCGAACACGATCACCCTGCCGGCATCCATCTCCCAGGCGTTCATCATCCCGCCGAACGCCTCGTTTCCCCAGCCGAACCCCAGTTACGCCGGCACCATGACGCTCAAGGGCGTGGCAGGTGACACCGGTACGCCGATGTCGACCACCGCCGTCTACCTGATGTCCTTCGACCCGGCCACCTCACCGACGACCATCGTCATCGCCGCCACTGCCATCGGGACCATCAAGATCACCACCGCATGAGGCCGTCGACCCTCGCCGAGTTGGCGGGCTTCGCCGCACTGGTCACCGCTGCCTTTATGTGGAACACCATCGCCGGCCTGTGCGCCCTGGGCGTCTCGTTGCTGCTCATCGGGTACGCCACCGAGGACGATCAGGTGGCGCTCAGTGTGGCCCGCATGATCCATCCGGTCACCAGTCGCCACGCTGCCCGGAAGGTCCGGCGTGAAGCCAAGAGAGCAGGCCGAGCATGAGCATCCTGCGATCCCTCGAACGTCGAGGAGCTGACCCACGGCTGCCGTGGGGCTCGTCGTACATCCCGACCAACGGCCAGACCGGCCTTATCGGTGCTGGTGTGCCCATCAACGACGACACGGCACTGTCGATCAGCACCGTATTCACCTGTATCGCCATCCTGTCCGATGCGGTAAGCACCCTTCCGCTCACCACGCTGGTCCGCACCAAGGACCACAGCCGGGTCCCAGTGGACCCCGAGCCGCCGCTCATCAACAACCCGTGGCCCGATGGCAACCGCATTAGCTGGCTGGCGCAGGTCATGTACTCGCTACTGCTGCGGGGTAACGCCTTCGGAGTCATCGCATCCCGTGACGACATGGGCTACCCGACGGTCATCCAGCTCGTCCACCCGGACACTGTTGTCGCTCGCCGCAACCCGCAGACCGGTAAGCGTGAGTACCGCATCAACGGCCGGCTGATCCCGACCGAAGACATCATGCACATCCCCGGACTCACCCCCACCGGCGGCTTCATCGGGCTCAACCCAGTTGAGTACATGCGTGGGTCGTGGGGACTGGCCAGCGCCACCGAGAAATACGGCGGCGCATTCTTCTCCAACGGTGCGAACCCCAGTGGCGTGCTCGAGTACCCCGGCGACCTCAGCGAGACCGAGACGCTCGAACTCAAGCGGGCGTGGCAGGTGCAGCACCAGGGCGTCGGAATGGCACAAGCGCCCGCTGTATTGACCGGTGGCCTGTCCTGGCGTCAGATCAGCATCAACCCCGACGACGCCCAGTTCCTCGCCACACGGGCCTTCCAGCAGAGCGACATCGCCGCCTTCTTCCGAGTGCCGGCCCATCTCGCCCTCGGTGTGGCGGACCGCACGGCCAATGTTGTCGGCCTGGAAAGTATCGAGCTGCAATTCAGCACGTACACGCTGTCCCCCTGGCTGTCCAAGATCGAGTCACAGCTCAACGACTACCTGCCGCCCAACCAAACGGTGGAGTTCGACCTGTCTCGGCGTGTCCGAGGCCCGTCTATCGAGCGTGCCCAGCGCCACACCCTGGAGCGCAACGGCGGCTGGAAGAACATCGACGAGATCCGGGCCGAGGAGAACCTGCCGCCATTGCCCGACGGCATGGGCCAGGACTATTGGAGCCCGCTGAACTTCGCCCCGGTGGACTCGCCAGTGTTCCAAGACCCCGCACTCTCATCCGGTGGTACCGGTGGCGGCATCGAGAACAGCCCGAAGGCCCCACCCGCACCGAACACCGGAGGCTTCTGATGTCGTGGACCCGCACCCGGCGGGGATTCACCCCGGACCCAGGCGTGGACCCGGTCGACTTCGTCAACCAACTGCCCGCTGCGGGCAAAGATCCCAACAAGATCGCCACCATCTGGCCCGTGGCCGGCGCAGTACCGACGGTCAAGGATGTCAAGTTCGGCCTGGCGCAGCCCGCCACCGTCAACATCATGGACCTCACTGCCTCGGGCAAGTACCTACGCCGGGACAAGTTGCTCTGGCATGTGCAGAACCCAGGCATGCGCCACTACGTCAACCAGTTCACCGTCGACGCTGAGGGTAAGCCCTGCGTGCTGCTCGCCGCAGCTGACGGCCTGACCATCATCGCCGACGGCCACCACTTTCTGGCGTCGGGGATCATCCTCGGATTCACCACCGCGTCGGCCATGTGCCTACCTACTACCGACCCGACCTACTAGGAGCCCCATGTCCGACGTGATCGTCAAGAGCGAGCCGCTCACCTACGAGCGCAACGCCCCCCACTCGTTCTTCCTCGATGTGGCCCGAGCCAGCACCCTGAAGGATGACGACGCCATCAAGCGTCTCAGCCGCCATGCGGTGGAGACCCGGACCAACCCGAACGGGACCCTCGGCACGGGTGGAGAGTTCAGCCCCCCCGGCTACCTGATTGAGAATTTCGCTACGGCCGCCAAGGTGGGCCGGAACTTCGCCGAACTGATCGGCAGCCAGCCGATTCCCCGTGGCGTCTCTACGGTCAACATCCCGAAGTTCATCGGCACCAACATCCTGGGCCAGAACACCGCCATCCAGGCCACCCAGGGCGCAACGGTCACCGAGTTTGACGACACGACCGGCTATTCCACCTCGGCGGTGGCCAGCATCGCCGGCCAACTCGTCGTCAGTCAGCAGTTGTTCGACCAGGCCGGTGGCCCCGGCTACGACGTGATGGCCTACACCGAACTCACCAAGGACTACAACGCGGTGCTGAACGGGCAGCTCATCAACGGCTCGGGGGCTTCGGGCCAGCTGCTCGGCCTCGCTAACTTCACCGTGCCGGGTTCCAACACCACATCGGGTGCAGCAGTCCCCGCCACCACGACCACCATGATCGCCGTCCTGTGGCCGCTCATGGGCCAGGTCGCCGCCAACGTCGGCAACAACCGAGGCCACCGCCCCGAGTTCTGGCTGATGGCCCCCCGTCGCTGGTTCTCCATCGCCGCCAGCCTCGACAGCCAGGCCCGCCCGATCGCATCCCCGAGCAACACCGCCCCCGAGATGAACTCCGGCCCCGGCCCACACGCCGTGGCCAACATCATGGGCATCCCGGTCTACACCGAGGGCGCTATCCCAGTCGGTGCCAGCGGTGCCACCGCCGACACCATCTACTGCGGACGCTCGGGTGACATGTACCTGTTCGAGAGTGACCCGATGATCCAGACCTCGGTTACCGCAGGCAGCGGGACCCTGCAGGTCAAGTTGCTCATGCACCGCTACGCCGCCTTCGTCGGAAACCTCTACTCGTCGTCGCTGGGATCGGTCACCGCCATCCCACGCCCGACCGCCTACTAGGAGCGTCATGGATCTCGACACACGCAAGGCCAAGGCCGGCATGATGAGCGGCCGAGAGGCCCGCACTATCGCCGGTACCGAGATCAGGTCCACCACCGATGGATCGACCATGACCCTGAACGGCTACGCCAGCGTCACGGGCGTCGGCTACGACATGGGCTGGTACCAGGAGCGAATTGCACCTGGGGCATTCATGGAGACTCTTTCGAAGCAGCCAGACGTACAGCTGCTGATCAACCATGAAGGGCTTCCTTTGGCCCGTACCGGCCGGAACATGACGCTCACCGAGGACGAGACGGGCCTGCACGTTTCTGCCTCGCTCGACGCCAACGACCCCGACGTACAGCGACTGGCGTCGAAAATGTCGGGCGGTCTGATCGACCAGATGAGTTTTGCATTTCGTGTGATGACCCAGGTATGGGATGAGGACTACACCGATCGCAATATCACCGAGGTCTCGCTTGACCGTGGCGACGTTTCCGTGGTCAACCAGGGCGCTTCGCCCACAACCTCGGTGACCCTGCGCTCCCTACTGGGTAACCCCGGCCTCACCGAGGAGCAGATTGACGAGCTGCGCCAGGACCCGGCAGTCATGGCTGTGGTGCGCCGGCTGACCAGCCCGACCGCCGTCTCAGTGGTGGAGGCAGCAGCCGGCATCGCCGACGCTGCCACGCCCATCACCAGCAACCTCGACTTCTACCGGGCACGGGCCTACGCCCACGCCCTTCGCAAGTAGTAACGCCTTCGGACTCGGCCTTGCGCCGATCGGGCAACTCAACCCCGCACATTCGGACCCTGTCTGGCAGGTCGTGTGCATCCACCCCACCTATCTAAGGAGACATCATGGGCAATCCCGTCCTCGATGCGGCCCGCACCAAGCGGACCAAGCACATGTCCAAGTTGGACGGCATCCTTGCGCCGGCCACCGCCGAGTCCCGGTCCCTGACCGACGACGAGACGACCGAGTTCGAGGCCCTGTCGGCCAAGATCACCAAGCTCGACGCAGAGATTGAGCTGCACGAAGCGCACGATGTTCGCATGGCTGCCGCTGAGTTGGCCTCGGCCACGATCGTCGCCGACGCCCCTGGTGTCATCGTCCGCTCGGAGCCCAAGACTTACGCCCAGTTCGGCACCACCAACTCCTACCTGCGTGACCTTGCGGCCATTCAGGTCCCCCAGGCTGGATTCGACGCCGAGGGTGCCCAGGAGCGCATGGCCCGCCACGCTCGGGAGATCGAGGTCGAGGCACGTCGTGACTCCACCGTCGCCGCTCGCTGGCGTGAGGCTGGTCTGGAAGCCCGGACCAACCCGAACACCACCGCCGGTACCGGCGGCGAGTTCGTGCCCCCGCTGTGGATGGTGAACTCCTACATCCCGGCATTCCGTCCGGGCCGTGTGTTCGCCAACCGGATCAACAACCAGCCGTTGCCCCCTGGCATCGACGTGATCAACATCCCGAAGATTCTCACGGGGTCGACCACGGCCATCCAGACAGCCAACGCTGCCTCGGTGTCGTCCACGGACATCACCACCAGCACGGTGTCGGGCTCGGTCAACACGATCGCGGGCCAGCAGGATATTTCACTCCAGCTGCTCGAACAGTCGCCCATCAGCATGGACGGCGTTGTGTTCCAGGACCTCGCTGCTGACTATGACCAGCGTCTTGACCTGCAGGTCATCTCGGGAACTGGCGCATCTGGCCAGCACCTCGGTGTCCTGTCGATCACGCAGTCGGCCACGCCGACCGCAGCGCAGGTGTACTACGCCAGCGTCGTGAACGCCACGCCGAAGTTCTACGGTGCGGCCAACTCGCAGCTCGGTACCGGTGTCATCCCGGCCGTCAACAACATCGAGACGACCCGGTATGCCCCGCCGACCGCACTGTGGACGCATCCCCGCCGTGTCAACTGGTGGCTCGCCGCCGGCTACGACAGCAACTCCCGCCCCCTGTTCGTCCAGAGCGAGAACTCGCCCTGGAACGCAGTGGGCAATGCGGAGAACGCACCGTCCGCTCAGGGCGTGTGTGGCTCGCTGTTCGGTCTGCCGGTCGTCAAGAACGCCAACTTCCCGACCACCATGCTCGCCGGTGCCCCCACTGGTGGCACGCAGGACGGCGTCGTGGCCATCAAGGAAGACGACGTGTACCTGTTCGAGGGTCAGCTCAAGATGCGGGCGCTGCCCGAGATCCTGAGCGGCACGCTGCAGGTCCGGTTCCAGGTGTACGCCTACTCGGCGCTCATCGCCACCCGCGCCCCGTCCGGCATCGCCGTGACGTCCGGTACGGGCTTCGCAGCGCCGACCTTCTAGTCGTCGCTTGAGCCTGCCGCAGCTCCTGGCCCAGCGTCGGGCCGCCATGTCGATCGGAGACGACGACATGGTGGC